GCACTGCCAAGTGCATCTCCTCCACCACCGCCGAGGCGATGGTGAGAGATCACTCGATCTCCTCATTGGGCCAAGCCCAAGCCCCTGTAGCTACGCTACAGGGGTCCACCTAAGTTTGATGCTAAGCGACTTAGGACGCCCGGAACGCTCCAGGTGTGTCGGATCCGGATTTTCACCCGAAATCAGACACTTTACTAAAGCAGCCACATCATCGACACCATTCTTCGGAATGATGCCGTACGGTACCCAGGCCTTAACTTCAGGCCTTTGGTAATCGCCCCTCACCTTGCCCGGATAACCGGAAACAGGGAGATGGGAGTGTCTGCCCAAACCTGGCGAGGTCGGTGACAACAGTGGGAATGTACCGAGCAGCTGCTCGATCCTGCTGTCTAGCCATTGGCATGTGGTCCAGAGACCAGCGTAGTAAAGCTGGTTTCTAAAAGCGACCATAGCTACGACCTCACTTGCGTCGCGACGAGAGGTAGGGATAACCCGACGGAGTCTAGTAACGCTAACATCGACTCCGTCGTAGTAATCCTTACCGCAAGACTCTCTGAATGAACCATTGTAGAAAGTCTTGTCCTCATTGACCTTAAATCCAAAAGATTCGAGGTCGAGGATCACGTCACGCACTATATCTACGGGGACGATTAAATCATCACCGTAGGCACGCGTTGATTCAAGCGCTCTTGTTTTGAGATCTTGAATCGAAGCGGTAGGATGGGCTTTACGCAACCTGTTAAAGACTATAGAAATGAAAACCATAGTCTCAATAGGGAACGTAAGAGCCGAACCCATCGACGCGTACTTGGCCAGGCGTATAACGCCAAAACCAGGCACATCAGCTGAACGACTACGGCAAGCATCCACGGCCTCGTGAAAATCAGGCCAAGGAGCAAGCAGAAACCGCACAAGCTGATTCGAGACGCGATCACTAGCTTCCGAGAGGTCGACCGTGGCAAGCCTGCCATTGATCGATCCCTCACGAGCCAAACGCTGGTTAGGCGTTTGATCTTGAAGCGTGACATATTTGGATAAGAATTCATCATTCCTCCAAGTATCGAGAATTGCGGCTAGAACTGACTGCTGTGCATACTGCATAGCAGTTGGCTCAATTGCTATAATTCTCGGCGTCTTGAGCGTTTTAGGAACAGAAATAACCCGAACGGGTCCTTCTGCTCCAGGCGAAAGGATG